GAATATCTTTAGCGCAAAGTCAATTACAACTGGCGCAATCAAATCCTCAGATGCATAATTTATATCAAGCATATAGATCTATGTATGATGCGCTGGGGGTAAAAAATGTAAATGCAATTTTACCACCACCCCCACAACCCGCACCAATGGATCCGGCACTAGAACATATTATGTCTATGTCACAAAAGCCATTTCAATCTTTTCCAGGTCAAGACCATAAAGCACATATTGACGCTCACTTAAATTTTATGAGATTGAATATGGTACAGAATAATCCTATGGTAATGGGTGCGTTACAAAAAAATATTTTAGAGCACATAAGTTTAATGGCACAAGAACAAGTTCAAATCGAGTTTGTTGAAGAATTACAAGAACTACAAATGATACAACAACAAATGGGAGCACAAAATCCACAAGCGCAACAACAAATGATGCAAAATCCACAAGCGCAACAACAGCAACAAAGAGTTCAACAGATAACAAATCAAATTGAAGCTAGAAAAGCTCAATTGATTGCTGAAATGCAAGAAGACTATGCTAAAGAAGAAGAAAAAATTACTGGTGAATTTGCTGGTGATCCATTATTGAAGATTAAATCTAGAGAAGTTGACCTAAGAGCAATGGAAAATAAGCGAAAAGAGGAAGAAGGAGAGCAAAGAATCAATCTTGACAAGATGAAAGCTCTAATGAATGATGAACAACACGAAGAAAAGCTTGAACAAAACGAAGAACTGGCTCATTTACGTGCAGGAGTGTCTATGGCTAAACAACAAATGGCAGACCAAAGTAAAAGACACGATTTTGGTAGAAATTTTAGAAAAAAATAGGTATAATTAACACAAGGAGTAAACTATGGGAAAAGATTGGCAAAGAGGACAAACTTTTATGAATAAAGACGTTAAAACTGAAAAAGTTTTAGGTGTTGGTAAAGATGGTTACCAAACTGGTGGCGTTAATATCACAAAAGAGGTCCCTAACATCGAAGAATCTCAAACGGTTGTTGTCAAAGGCACAAAAAGAATGCGTGCTGACAAAAAACCGGTTAAAGCAACCTGGTATTAACTTATGGCTTGGTTTGGTTTAGCAAAGATTGCTTTGCAAGCTGGCACGCACATATTTAAGAAGCGCCAGGAGACAAAGATGGCTATGGCTGATGCACAACATATGCACGCATCAAAGATGGCCCGAGGCGAGGAGCAATACCAGGGAAAATTGTTAGAAGCCCGTCAGTCAGATTGGAAGGACGAGGCAGTTTTGATAATTCTCAGCGCGCCGATAGCGATTTTGGCATATGGGGTTATAAGTGACGATCCGGCGGCGATGACGAAGATAAATATCTTCTTCGAGCATTTCGCGGCACTTCCGAGTTGGTTCACCAATCTTTGGATACTTGTCGTTGCGAGCATATATGGTATAAAGGGAACTCAAATTTTTAGAAACGGAGGAAAAAAATGAGACAAAACGGAGTAAGATCAGATGTTAGATTTCCTTATTCAAAAAGTGGATCTTCATCAAAAAAACAAGGTGCTAATGACAGATTAGATGAGTCTTTAGGAATGCGAAGAGGAAAAGAGTCTACAAAAACACAAAGCTTCAAATCTAGAAGAGATGAGTCTAGAGGAGCTAGTAAATAACTAATGCCACAATTTTTTGATTCAACATCAGCCCATCCAATGAAAACAAAAAGAAGTATTTATAGAGGTGGTGGAGTTGTTAAAGATGGTAGAGGTATGGGTGTCGCTTTAAGAGGTGGTGGAAGAGTTGGAGCAAAAGACGGAGACTGGATTCAAAAAGCTGTAAAAGGAATGAGAAAAGATAAACCTTGTACGGGCAAAAAATTCGGAAGTAAATCTTGCCCTCCAGGATCTAAAAGATATAACCTAGCTAAAACTTTTAAAAAAATGGCTAAGAAAAGAGGATAATATGGCGGATAGAGGAAGAACTAACTTAATTGAAGAACTAGGTCGTGTTGAAGCGGAATCTCCTAATAGTAATAGAAGAGATGAAGTTTCAAGAATACATAGTGAACTTAATCAAGGTTACAAAAAAGGTGGAAGAGTAAAATCTAGAGGCGCAGCTAAAAGAGGATTCGGCAAAGAAGTTAAATAGTAAAAATGCCTTTTAAATCCGAGAAGCAACGAAAGTATCTCTGGAAAAACCACCCTAAAATTGCAAAAAAGTGGGCCACTAAATATGGCAGTAAAACCACAAAGAAAAAGAAAAAATAATGGATTATGAACGGGCAGTAGATTTGGATGAAGATAATAATCTAGATGCTAAAGGTGATTATATTAAGTGTGTTAATTGTGGATATCAACTTAAAACAATAGAAAAATATGATGATATTTGTTTAAGTTGCAAAGTAGATTTGGATAAATAATGGATGATTTAGTAATAATACATAAATTACAAAAAAGAATAAATGCGACCCTTCAACAAATTGGTGATGCAATGATTACAGGTGGGGTTGACAGTATGGAAAAATATAAGTATATGGTAGGACAGGCACAAGCCTATCAAATAATAATACAGGAAATCTCTAGCCTGCTAAAAGATGACAAGGAGCACAATGACGGAAACATTATCAACATTGACAAAAGAGGAAATTCCAAAACACCGGGACGCCCTTCAACAAAAATATAAAGAAGAAGAGTCTCACGTACAAAGATTAGACCCCGACAATATTAAAGAAGTAGCAGATGAGTTACCTGAACCATCTGGTTATAGAATTTTATTACTACCATTTACACCTAAAGAAAAAACTAAAGGTGGAATTTTATTTTCCCAAGAACAATTAGATAAAGCGAGAATAGCCACTACTTGTGGTTATGTTTTAAAAATGGGAGCTTTAGCATACCAAGATAAAGATAAATTCGATAAACCTTGGTGCAAAGTAGGAGATTGGGTAATGTTTGCCAGATATGCTGGTTCAAGATTACCAATTGAAGGTGGAGAAGTGCGAATAATAAATGATGATGAAGTGTTAGGAACTATTAAGGATCCTGAATCAATTCTTCATTATATTTAACATAGGAAGGAACTATGCCAGAAGAAGCACAAAAAGTAGATGATTTAATTGATGTAGGCGAAGCCGATCAACAGGGAGCTGAAATTAATTTAGATGATAAGGGTGAACCAGAAAAAGTTGAAGCACCCAAGGAAGAGAAGATTGAAGTTGAGAAAGTAGAGGCTGGTGAGGAGCCAGAAACTAAAGTTGAGAAAAAAGAAGAGAAGGACGAGTTACAAGAATATAGTGAAGGAGTTCAAAAAAGAATTTCTAAACTAACTCGTAAAATGAGAGAAGCAGAAAGACAGAGAGAAGAAGCTGTCCACTATGCTCAATCAGTCAAGCACGAAAATAATGAAATGGTAAAAAGATTATCTAAAGTAGATAATTCTTATGTTTCAGAATTTGAAAGTAGAGTTAAGACTAGTTTAGCAGCAGCTCAATTAGCTCTTAAAAATGCTATTGAATCTCAAGATGTAGAAGCGCAAGTTGCTGCTCAAAAGCAATTAGCTACCTTAACAATGGATGAGGCAAGATTAAATTCCATTAAAGTTGCCAATGAAAACAAACCAAAGGAACGTGAAAGAGAAGTAAATATCACACCACAAAGAACGGCCCCTACAGCAAGGAGTGATCCTAAAGCTGAAGACTGGGCTGCTAGAAACTCTTGGTTTGGTAATGATTCGGCAATGACTTATACGGCTTTTGATATACATAAAAAGCTTGTAGAAGTAGAAGGATACGACCCTCAAAGTGGAGATTATTATGATGAAGTTGACAAAAGAATAAGAGTTGAATTTCCTCATAAATTTGATAAAATAGAAGGTAGTTCTACAGAAAGAGTAAAACCTACTCAAAATGTAGCTTCAGCCAGACGTTCGGCTTCAACAGGACGCAGAAAAACTGTGAAACTCACACAATCACAGGTAGCAATTTCTAAAAGATTAGGTGTGCCACTTGAAGAATATGCGAAACAATTAAATATCACGGAAGGAGTATAGGCATATGGAAAACGAAAAAATAAAAACTTCACGTGCGAGTCAAACTAGATCCAAAACGGAATCTAAAAAAGTTTGGACTCCACCCACTTCTCTTGATGCACCGCCTGCGCCAAAAGGCTACAGACATCAATGGATAAGAGCAGAAATATTAGGACATCAAGATACGTCCAATATTGCTCGAAATCTCAGAGAAGGTTATGAATTAGTGAGAGCTGATGAATATCCTGATCAAGATTTCCCATCGATGAACGAAGGTAGATACGCAGGAATGATCGGAGTAGGTGGCCTATTGCTGGCAAGGATACCAGAAGAGATTGCGCTTCAAATTGATGAGTACTACAAAAAACAGACTCAAAACAAAGAAGAAGCAGTTAATAACAATCTTATGAAGGAACAGCACCCTAGTATGAGATTCTCGAAAGAGGCTGATACTCGTGTAACCTTCGGTGGTACAAAGAAAAGCTAATTATTTAGTAATTCCTAAACCAACGAATTAATATAAACCGTACTGGAGGCCCCTAACGGGGCAGGTACAAAAAAAGGAAACTATACTATGGCAAATGCAAGCACAACTGGATTTGGTTGCAGAATGGTAATGAACGTTGGTAATACTCCAGCGACTTCAGGACAATCTGAATACAAAATCCAAACTGCACCAGGCGTAGCATCAAACAAAGGCGATCCAATGTCACTTAACGACGGTGGAGCAACTGCGGGTGAAGCTGGAATGGCGCAGGATGCGTGTTTTACTACTACAGATGATGGTGGATTAGGTGGAACAAGCTGGACAACAGCAAGTTCTGCTCTTCTAGTAGGTGTTTTCAACGGAGCATTTTTTATTGACTCTAATGGAAAACCTACATTCTCAAATAATGTAGTAGCATCACAAGCAACATCAAAGGACTATAATACTGGTTCCGATGACATATTAGCTTTCATCAATGATAATCCTAATCAGGAATACGTTGTAAAAGCTGATGCGGCTTTAGCGGATACTCTTCTTGGAGTTAATCCACATAAAGGCTTTAATATGAACAACTACACAGCAACATCTAACAAAGATGGTCAATCGATCTCTACATTAGATGTTGGTTCTACTGCTACAACAACTATGTTTACAGCAGTAAGAAACGCAAACGATCCTGAAAATAAGGACCAGACAGCCGCTGGCTGTAACTTCGTGGTCACTATTATGAAGGGTTCTGCGCTGTACAACTAATAGCGAATAAGGAGATAAAACTATGGCTATATCAAGAGCACAACTAGTTAAAGAACTAGAGCCTGGTCTGAATGCTTTATTCGGACTAGAGTACAAACAATACTCGCAAGAGTGGACTGAAGTATTTAACACTGAATCATCTGACAGAGCTTTCGAAGAGGAAGTAATGTTATCTGGTTTCGCAAATGCGGCAGTTAAACCTGAAGGTCAAGGCGTAACATTTGATGATGCGCAAGAAACTTTCACTGCGAGATATACTAACGAAACGATTGCATTAGCATTCGCGATCACAGAAGAAGCTATCGAAGATAATTTGTATGACAGACTAGCGTCTAGATATACAAAAGCGTTAGCAAGATCTATGGCGAGCACTAAGAATATCAAAGGCGCAGCAGTATTAAATAACGGATTTGATTCAAACTTTGCTGGTGGAGATGGGGTAGAGCTTTTTTCTACAGCCCACCCTACACTATCAGGTACGTTTTCAAATGAGTTAACAACAGCTGCTGAACTTAACGAAACTTCATTAGAACAAGCGCTAATCGACATCGCAGCGTTTACTGATGAAAGAGGCCTTAAAATTGCAGCACAAGGAACTAAAATGATAATTCCTTCGGCGCTTCAATTTACTGCTGAAAGATTGATGAAATCTGAAGGCAGAACTGGTACTGCAGATAACGATATCAATGCATTAAGAAGTATGGGAATGGTTCCGCAAGGATACGCTGTTAACCACTACTTAACTGCAACGAAAAAATGGTTCGTTAAAACTGATGTACCAAATGGTCTTAAACATTTCGAAAGAACACCTATCGCGACTAAGATGGAAGGTGACTTTGATACAGGCAATGTAAGGTACAAAGCTAGAGAGAGATACGTTTTCGGATTCTCTGATCCTAGAGGTGCCTTTGCATCAAATGCGACGTAATCAATAATTATTTTGTGGCGGAACATCGTTCCGCCACAATTACAAAATAAAGGTATGTGATGAGAAATTTCACTGTAAATATCTGGGCTTACGATTATCACGCTAAATTTGATGTTTTAGCGGAAGATAATGCTGAATCTATTGAGAAAGCAGTGCTTGACAAAGTGGGAGAAAAAAGTGTAAAATGGGAATCAACGGGAATGTTTCGGGATACCCGTCGAATAACCTATGAGGAGGTTAATAATGACCGAAGACCTGTACAAACAAAAGCGGTCCTTGGAGTTGAAGTGGCAGTTGGAGTATGAGCAACAAGGTAAATATACTCTCAATATGGTCCAAATTGATGGCGCTATTAGAGATGTCATCACGGAGATAAAACTCGAAGAGACTAAAATAGCAGATAGACAAAACAACATTGAAATGTCTGCACCACAAGTTTCAGTAGCTACTTAAAAGCTACATCTTAAAAATCACAACATAAACAAAGCCCTCTTGCGCTCTAATTAAATCTATTGTATAAAACAAGTACTATACATTTTTAATAAAACTTAAATGTAGACGCGTATAGTCGACACCCCTAGGGACTACATTTAAATATTCTAGGAGGAATATTATGGCAACAACTACATTTTCGGGCCCGATAAAAGCTGGCACGATTAGCAACACAACTGGAACAACACTTGGATCTGATATTAAAAATACAGGTCAAGTTGTAATGGCACAGACGTTTACAACAAGTGACACTCTTGATAGTGGAGCTTCTACTGCAAATACAACTACTGTCGTTATTCCAGCTAACTCACAAATCATTGATATAGTACTTGATAAAGTTACTGTAGTGGCTGGTGCTACTGCAGTTTTCAGTATTGGAGACACAGTTGGTGGAAACAAAACTTTGATCAATGACTATTCAGTGACAATCGCTTCAGGAGCTGGAAGAGCATATCCAACAACAGAAGCTGGTGGAGCATTAGCTTGGGCTGACGTAGGAACTGCAGACCTAAAACTGACGTGGACGAGTACTGGTGCTACTACAGATGGCGAAATTAGAGCTACTGTTTTGTACCAACAAAATAATAACTTAAGTTAATAAATAATTAATAGTGCTCCTTCGGGAGCACTAGATTAAAAGGAGAAAAATTATGGCAGGCGGTGGATCTTTTTCAAGCGACCAACAGGTAGCCCATACAGCAGTTGATGCACAAGTAGTACCTACTACACAAAGAGCTAGAGTAACTTATATTCAAGCACAAGGCGTAACAAGTGGTAGTGTTATTTTAAAAACTGGTGGTTCAGGTGGAACAACACTGGCTACATTTTTATTTGATGTAGATGGATTATCTGTTTATGTACCGGGTTCAGGAATTTTATTTGAAGAAGGAGTGTATGTTGATTTAACAAATACTCCTGGTGTAACTATTATATACACATAAGGACATAAATGGCGACGATTACTTACACGGTCACTGTCGCGAGTGGCACTAATGCCTTTAGCGCTAGTAACCCTAAATTTTTAATTAATGGTGACGTGAGTCCTGTCTTGTATTTACAAGAAGGGAATACGTATATTTTTGATCAAGCTGATTCTACGTGTACAGGTTATTTAGTAGCTTTTTCAACTACTACAAACGGAACTTTTACAACAGGCGGACTAAAATATACTACCGGCGTTACCGAAACAGGAACACCTGGAACTGCAGGAGCTAAAACTACAATTGTTGTCGCTCCGGTTAGAACTGTAGGCGCTCCTCTTTTATTTTA